AGCTACTGGTATATTACCAATGACCAGATGGGCTTGCCATCGCAGATATTTTTTGTACCCCCTGACAAAATGAAAGTGATACCCGATAAAAAGGACTGGCTAAAAGGTTATGTTTTCCGCAACTCCAGTGAAGAAATCTATTACAAGCCTGAAGAAATTATCCATTTCAAATTCCCCGACCCAAAGAATGACTACTATGGTTTATCGCCTGTTATGGCACTGGCACGCACTTATAATTTAATAATCGATATGGAAATATATCAGGATAATTTTCTGGATAATCAGGGGATACCGTCAGGAATATTGACAAGTGAGGCAAACCTGACACCCGACCAGATAGCACAGATGAGCGAACAGTGGAATCAAAAGTATATGGGAACGAAAAAGGCAGGCAAGACCGCTTTTCTGGGCGGTGGCTTGAAATATACCCCTATTACCATATCCCCAAAAGACATGGGAGTTTTAGCCGATGATGCCCATGCAAAGGAAAAGCTCTGTAATGCCTATGGCCAGTCTTTAGGACTCTACAGCGAGAACGCAACCGAAGCCAATGCTACTGTTGCCTATAAGTCATTCATGAGGGACGCTATCAGGCCACGATTAAGGCGCATGGAGCAGAAGATTAACGAACAGCTATGCCCACGCTTTGACGATAATATATTTATTGCCTTTGATAATCCTGTACCGGAAGACAGGGAATACCTACTCAAGAAACGGGACAGCGATTTAAACCACTGGGTAATGTCTATCAATGAGGTAAGGGAAGAAGAAGGCAAAGAGCCGGTGAAGTGGGGGGATGTGCCGTTAGTCCCTATCAATACAATGCCGTTAGGAAGCCGTCCGGAAATACCGGATAACTCGAATGATGATAAAAAAGGAAAATCAGTTGATGATGACTATAAGGAAAAAATAAAACAGGCACGGCGCAAATATTGGGAACTGTATATCAAATTAAATGACCCGCTGGAAACTAAAATCAAGCCTGATATAAATAAAGTTTTTGATGAGCAGGGGAAGAAAGCACAAAGCCTGTTAAGGCAGGGTAAGTCTATCACTAAAAATCCCCAAGATGTAATCAATATGCCTACTACCAAAGCAGAGCTTGAACGATGGGCAAAGATGTTAGTGCCTTATATTACGGAAGTCGTAAGAATTAACGGCGAGGAAACAATGTCTAATTTAGGCATTGCCACTGCTTTTGATGTTACCAATCCGAGAGTAGCAAGTTTTATCAGGGAGCATGGCGCAGAAGCCGTCAAAAATATATCTGAAACTACAAGGGATATGTTACAGGCAACATTAGAGGAAGGAATTAAAAACGGCGAGAGCATACCGAAATTAAGCCAGAGAATAGCTGATGTTTATGGGCAGTCTAAAGATTATAGAACTGACCGAATTGCAAGAACTGAAACAACAAGGGCAAGTAATAATGGAACATTGGAAGCCTATAAGCAAAGTGAAGTAGTAGAAAAAAAAGAGTGGATTGCAACTATGGATAACAGGGTACGGCCTGAACACGAGGCTATGGACGGCGAAACAGTCCCGATTGATGAGAACTTTTCCAATGGATTGCCCTACCCCCAAGATGTTAACTGCCGCTGCTCAATTGCAGCAGTCCTCACCAAAGGCAACCGTTCCTATGAGGGATTAATCGACAGAGAAATATAGCAATAGAAGGAGATTAAATGGAAAATAAATATAAAAAATATCCTAAAAGGATAAATGGAAAACTTATTGATGAGCATAGATATATTTGGATGAAAAATTATGGTGAAATACCAGAAGGGTATGAAATTCATCATATAAATGGCATTAAATATGATAATAGAATTAAAAACTTACAGATAGTTACAAGAAGTGAGCATGCAAAAATTCACGGATATAAACCAATTTCTACTGAAGGTCAAAAGTTTATATTTGGACACAAACCAGTTAATAGAATATTGACTGATGAAAAAGCCAAGATGCTAAAAGAAATGATTAAAAAACGAGGTACATTATCTTTACAAAAACTTGCTGATTATTTGGGATTTAAAAAAAGTTTATTACAAGATATTAGTGTTGGACGTTCATATATCTATATTTAATGGGGGCATAAGATTTGACTTGTGACCACAACTATGTTGTGCCTCACAAAGACAGGGGTTTTAATACCCCTTGCCTCCACCATATATAACTAATTAACGAAAAGAGGTGGCTATGAATGGAATATATTACACAACGAATGAAGCTGAAAGATGTATTTCCAGAGAAAGCCAAAGAGATTGCCAAGCGATATAAGAAAAAAGAAGATGATATAGAGTTTATCCGTAAAGGTGTTTGCCCTACTAAAGTTGAATCCGATGAAAAGGATAATGCTATTGTTTCTTATATCACTACCAAGACCAAAGACAGAGATAATGAGATTGTTGATCCTGAAGGGGCGATACTGGATGATTACCGGAAAAACCCTGTTGTCTTATGGGGACATAACTACACTGCAAGGGAACTTCCACTTGGCAAAAACCTTTGGATTAAAAAAGATAATAAGGGCTTGATTGCCAAGACGCAATATTATCTCAAAGATGATTTTGCCAAACGAGTCTATGAATACCGCAAAGACGGCTTCCCGCTGGCTGAATCAATCGGCTTTATTCCTTTGGACTGGGAAGACTTTGATAATGAAAAAGATGTCAAGGCAAATGACGGGGCAAGGCGCAAATATAACAAATGGCTATTACTGGAATACTCTGATGTTGTTGTACCAAGTAATCCTGATGCGGTGGCTATTGCCATGAAACAGGGGCTGGTTACTGAAGAACAGGCAAAAGAAATTACCGAAGTTGAATTGCCTGAAGAAGATAATATCGAAATTGAGGATATTGAACAAGAACAGGCTAAGGCAACAGCAGAGGATAACTCGGAAGTTGAAACAGAAGAAGTTTATAAAGAGCCTGAAGAATCAGAAATAGAAGTTACCGAAACTAAAGAACCTGAATCTGAAGAAACAAAAGCAGAGGAAACTCCAAAGGCATTTAGCATTGATGAAATTTATAACATCCTTAAAGAAAATAAAGAGCTTAAATATGCTTATGAAATCCTGAAACAGGAAAACGAGAAGCTACAGCTCAAAGCCGGTGCAGTCCTGAATAAGACCAACAAGGGCAAATTAAACCAGATTAAGGTTTTAGTTGATGAAGTATTGGAAAGTGCAGAAAAGGAAGAATCTGAAATAGAGGAAGAAAAACAGCAATATAACTGTGAATGTATCAAGTGCGGTTACAAGATGAAATCCGATAAGCACTGCAAAGATTTGGAATGTCCAGAATGTGGCGGTGAAATGCGAAGGGTGGAAAGACCTGGAGAAGGGACTCGCAGTATAGATAGCAATGACCTTGATGTTATTGAACTTGGGGAAAGCGACAGCATAGAAGTTTCCGATGAACAGGAAAAAGATAATAAACAGAATAATGTAATTGAAGTTGATGACAAGTTCGTTCAGGACTTGATTCAAGATATTTCCAAAGCCCTCAATAATGATAATTCGCAAAAGCTCTTTGATAATTACAAAGAAAAATCTATTACTGAACAGAAAAAGGCTATGGGGAAAGTCTTATAAATTGTTTCCCCAAAATGTTATCAGGTAAAATGACTGTTTTAGTTGGAGATACACCTTGTTGTGTATTAGACGGAGAAACGCTTTTGCTGGAGATAACTGATAAGAACAAAATACAAACTCAAAGGAGTTGAGTAAGAATGGCAACTATATCAGTTGAACAGTTAAAAGAAGAACTTTTAGCATCTGTTAAGGAATTACAGATTAAACGTGATGAAGAACGTGACGCAGATTTAAGAAAGCAATTAGATGATTTAGCAGAACAGCAAAAAGCTCAATTAGACGAAATGAGAAAAGCAGAAGCCAGTAAAATCGCAGCAGGTGAAGCTGAAAAAGACAAAGACCTCAAGTGGGGCTTTAAGAGCTTAACTGACTTTACCAAAGCAGTTTACAGGGCAGGTTCTGGCAAGGTTGATGAAAGATTAATGGACTTAGAGAAAAAAGCAGCCGGTGACGGGCTTGAGGTGGGCGTACCTGATGAAGGCGGATTTTTAGTTCCTACCGAGTTCCGCAGACAGCTTTTAAGTGACGCTATTGAAAAGTCTAACTTTATCAATCGTTGTACAGTAATACCGATGGCTACCAATAGCATATCTATTCCTTACATCAAGGATACTACCCATGCAAGTACTGTATTTGGTGGCGTGAGAATGTACTGGACTGCCGAAGAAGCACAGTTAACATCAAGCAAACCTTCTCTTGGTTCAATTAACCTGACCTTGAAGAAACTGGCTGGAATGTGCTATGCAACACCGGAACTGTTAGAGGATTCTCCAATATCTGTAGAACCTTTAATCAGAAACTGGTTTACTGATGCTATGGCATGGACTATAGATGGCGTAATTTTAGACGGTAACGGAAGCGGAAAACCTCTTGGAATCTTGAACGCTCCTTGTTTGGTAGAAGTAGGCAAAGAAGATGGACAGGATGCTGATACAATTTATGCTGAAAATATTATTAACATGGAAGCAAGAATCAATCCAACATCTGATGGCAAGGCAATTTATGTAGCTAACAAAGACACATTCCCACAGTTGGCAGCTATGAATATCAAGGTTGGTACTGCTGGTGTCCCTGTTTGGATTCCTGGAAATACTATTTCCGGAAAACCTTATCAGACATTAATGGGCAGAGAGTTGGTTTTCAGTGAACACGCAGAAACATTAGGTGATAAAGGCGATATTTATCTGGCTGATTTTGGACAGTATCTGGTTGGACAGAAAGTTGGCGGTGGATTGAGATTTGATACTTCTATTCACTTAAAATTCGATTATGACCAGAATGCTTATAGAATTATCTTTAGAATTGACGGACAGCCTGCATGGGTAAGTGCCAGAACACCTAAAAACAGTTCTGCAACTGTGTCTCCGTTCCTCGCTCTTGAGGCAAGATAAATTAATTTTAGAATATATAGATTTTAAGGGGTGAATAATAATGTTAGCACAA